CTGTCGTGTCTTGTTGTCGCTCATATTAGTGCACCAGGAACATCGGTATTGTTATCAAGTTCAAGCTTGGTTAGGTCAATAGCCACTTTCTGATTGCTTTGATTGGCAGATTGAGCCGCTGTGATATTNAACTGNCGCTGATCTTCTNCNAGNTTNGCNGCNTCAAGCTGTAGTTTAGCCTGAGCTATAGCAATATCGCCTTCACGCTTAACAAGCTCTGCCTCAGCTAATGGGTTTTGTAATTGCTGCACTTGCTGTTGAAGTTGCTTAACAGCGTTGGTTAGAATCTCATTCTCAGCCAATACAAGCTCTTCGGGATTCTCAGGATTGTTAAAGAACTCATCAACTCTAGGCATCCCTAGCCCGTCAACAATACGTTTTAATGTGTTGTAGATATCAGCCTCATCTGTAAGCGCTGAACCTTGAGCCTTGAGCTGCTGCTGTATTCCATAGATACCCTGAAGGGATGCTACCAGCTTCTCATTGTTACCAGCACCCANCCCAACACTTGATGTCACATGATGGTTATACTTCCACCCTTTAGGGTTAGCTGTAAGAGCCTTACCTAAAACACGAAATTCTGTTTCTGTATCCTGAAACCGTGAAGCAATCCAAGCAACACCCTCAAATAGCTTCCTGATGCCTGTTTCTGCGTAGTTGCGTGCAATCAGTTCAATCTTTGCCTCACCAGCCTGCTCTACGCCTTCAAAGCGCGTGGCGGTCTCTCTACCNATAGCATCACTATCAAGCCCTTGATTCGCNAATAGCGCGCCAGTNGTTTGNGCTTTNGCTTGGTCCACATACTGCAAGACCTGCAGCGTCCTATCNCCAATATATGGNATCTGNAGAGGGAATACNGCGTTNTGAGGNAGTATCTGAGTATCATCTTCAAGCCTAACNACGCCGTTAGTTCTCATNGTTANCATNTCATCAAGGTCAACNTCTGGATGCACGACATTGCGCGGGTTGTTAACCATGTACATATTATTCAACATGCCACGCATTAATACGGTCTTTTGTCGCTGTGCTGAACTTGTAATCTCAGCTCTTGAGCGCCCGATAGCCTTATGGGGCATCAAGATTGCTGATAATGATGCATAAGGAACATGATTGAATGGCTCGTTAATCAAGATGTGGTTGCCTGACTTCATAATATGCCGGCGCTCTGCGATACCATCACCGTCATAGTCAACACGCATGTATAGATCGTGAATCTCTACGTGCTCACCAGCCCAATCTCTAATATCACCACTGGCACCATCAGCGCCGCCTTGGTCCTTATTGCGAATATCTTTTAGNGTTACTGATTGTGCGTCTCTTTCACCAACAGACGGTAGCTGCTCAATCAGGGACCGAGGGAACCCTTCAGCCATCAATTCGCTTCGTGTCTTACGTATGCGATCACCAACTAACGGCGCATCATCTATATCGGTTGAGTTTTTGGTAATAAGGAATGATTCAGGAGGGACGTTAATAATGCATATTTTCTTATTTTCGCGTGTAACCCTGAAATTGATATCAAACGTTCCAGCATCACCTTCTAGCTGATCTGCTATTTCAACCTTAACGCGGTCAACATCAGCACCCTTTAAGCTCTCAGTAATCTCGGCTAGCTCTGACCGATCAACACCCGTATAACTTACAGTCTCAACCTCTTTAGATTCATCCATGAAGTACTTAACTACGCCGTTTTTTTGAATCTCAGCGTCCTTAAGCCAGTTGTGCATCATCTTGAACGAGTTTGGTTGGCTTCTGACCACCCAGTTAACGTATTTGGTTTTCTCTTCGGCCTCTCTTACCTCGGCCTCATTATCAGTATTGGGCTGGAAGCTGATAATGTCACCAGAACCCATGAATATACGCGCCAAAGAGGGCATATCNGATTCAACAACATCAGCAACATCTGTACTGACAACNCTAGANTGATCNTTAACCTCATCACCGTATGGCNGGCCTAGATACTCACTAAGATATCTATCATTTTCAGCCATGAATGAGCCGTTAAAAATCATAGCGTCCTGTTCTGCAGGCTCAATTACCGCTAGAAGCTCGCTATCTGTCATCTTAGGCATTATGCAATACTCGTTGATTGGTATTTAAGAGGCTTCCGCTTCTTCTTTGTAGCCGGTATAAATAGGCACATCATAACAGGGTCAGCCATATTGGGCGAATCAATGCCAAGTGTCTTCATTTCCTTTTTAGACAGCAGTTGCTCCAACCCGTTATCGTTATCAACCTTCCTTGGTATTCGGCATATCTCAGAGCGTAAGGCGTCCATATTTTCAATACCGTCACTATCCAGGCTGATCATATCGTCAGGGTTTATATACTCACCACGAACAACACACCTGTATGTATTGTAGAACCTATCAGCTAGCTTTATATAATACTGTGCGCGATTATTCCTGAAGGTATCAGCGTATGTCTTAGGGTTATTCTTTCTGCTTCCGTGATCAGGTTGATATATTCTTTCGGCGTTGTCTTGGGCCTTACCTGATAGACCACCTTTGAACATGTAATACTGTGTTTTAGTGCCGTCAAAACCTAGTGATATCTGCCGCTTCAAGCCGGTCCCCATACCGTCACCGTCCCATACAAACCAATCGGCGCCATACTGCTTAGCCAATCCCATAGCCCAATCACACACTTGATCAATCTCGCCTGTTCTCTTTTCCTCTACCGCTTGAATGATTGAACCATGACGAATAGCAAAGCCACCAGCATCACCCCCGCCATCAAACGGATCATGAGCCGCTATCTTTGCGCCATGTGGTGCAAACATCTCCTTTAACTTGTCGATCTTGTGCGCGTCTATAGCAGCATCAAACCACTCTGGCTTAACAATAGAACCTTCAACCTCTTCCATATATCGCCCCAACCACTTGTGGTCATATGCTGCCCTTGATAGCTTATCCCAGTCATCAAGCCTCTCATCTTCTAGACCAGACGCCACAAACCAGCTTTTAGGCATGTCTGTATAGTTCATCTGGACCACCATAATTAGATCGTCTTCATAGTATCCACACCTTGCAAGCTCTTTCTCTGCCCTATGAAGCCACTTCTTAGCCACCGCACCATTNCGNGTGCCTCTATTCATAGTGATGATAATCTCAGGCATTTTAACATCTTCGCCNGCTATCAATCGCTGTGAGTCNTTAGCGTTAAGGCGTACGGATGCTGTTAATACTCGAAGGGTGTTATCTGATATATCTTCGCCCTCCTCTATCCAAAGGCCGTCGATACCAGACAGTGTAGATTTAAGGCTTGTAATGTTTCGAGCCAGACCGCGATAGAATGTGCGGCCTCCGGTTGGTGTGTGCGTGATTGATGTCTTAGTATCTTCAAAACCGCCTATCTCTAAGCGTCCTATCTCATCAAGTATCGTTCTGTGCACTGATTCTTCAATACTGTTTTGGTTTTCCCGCGCACAACACCAAAGCTGACCGGTTGTAAGCCTAGCCGCAACGTAATCAGCAACACCTGTTGATTTAGTGCTACCCCTACCGCCCACTATAATCTTGATACGCTTTGGCTTTGTGAATACAGGATATAAGTTCTTGACGTATTCAACCTTGATACGCTTACTCATTCGCTGACCGGAATAAACTCAAATACGGAATCTGTTTCGATCGGTCCACCGCCTGGGCCTGACAGTTCTTTCTTCTCCGTGAACATAGCTAAATGCTTGCCAATCAACTCTAAAGACCTATTCGCGCCTGAATGCTCAAACTTGTATTCACCTGTAGCGCCCTCAGCGTCCGTTACAGCCTCTTCTTGCATACACCTATCATGTACGCGCTGGAGTCTTTCAAGCACCCATTGAGCGTTTAGCTCGGTCTTAGCGCTACGTTTTGCCTGCAGTTCGGTTATATATTCTGCTATGTTGAGTTTAGCTAAGTTTTGGCAAGCAATGTCTTTTGCGGTGTGTTTTGAGTAGCCTGCACGAATGGCGGCCTGTGTAGCGTTAAGGTCTACTAGGTATTCCTCACAGAATGCTTTTTGTTTTGCTGTTAGCTTTGCAGCCATTGTTAGCAGTCCTCTCGGTTATTGCTTTGATTTTTTAGGCTTGGTTGCCTTCTTGCGCTTCTTCTTGCTGATCTTGGCTTTCTGACCTCTACCTATGTGAGTGCATACCATGATCAGCTCCTTACGGTTGGCTAATTATTGAGTCCATATTGTAGCACTATTGGCTTGAGCGTTCCAAACGGGCGCGCTGTCTGTTTGCTCTGTCCATATTGATACGTTATCAGGTGTTGGTGTCCAGCTACTTGATTCGTCCGATTGAGCTACCCATAGAGCTGCATTGTTAATTGCTGGAGTCCATGACGTTACTGTATCTGTCTCGCCGCTCCATGATGTTATTGTGTCTAGTTGTTCAGACCATAGCTGTGTTGAGTTTGCCTGTTCTGCCCATAGCGTTGCTGTATTAGCTTGGTCTGCCCATATATCTACACTATCAGCTTGACCCGTCCAGCTTGTTACCTGATCAGAAGCTTTTGTCCATATGCCTGTTGATTCGCTTACGCCGTAATAGCCAGATAGAAAGTATCCCGAACTATGTACACCTGAGCTATAAAACCCCATTACGTTAGGTCTCTAGNTGATATAACTCTATTCCCGTCTGCGTCATATGTGAATGTTGCGCGGTCTTTTAATCCGTCTGTTGATTTTACTGTGCCTGCGCTTATTCCGTCATCAGCTATATCGCCAGATGCCGTTGCCAGTACCGCTCTTAGTGCTTGTGTTTGGGTTATTGTCCCCTCTACCACTTTTGTATCTGAATCTTGAGCTGCTATATCTGCCTGTATTGTTGTGGTTGATGTTGTTACGTCTGATGCTGTTGAGAACCCTGTAGCTGTAGCCCAATCGCCTTGGTTTGTCTGTAGATCGGTCGTGTCTGTTTTAACCGCTGCCATATCCGTTGATACGTCGGTTACTGGTGCTCCAATTAGCGTGGTTAACGTTGCCTCTAGTGACGTGCCAAAAAGCTGCGTACTCTCAGGGCCTGTTAATCCACTAACCCCGGTTTCTGCAATAAAGACTTTTTCCCGCCAATTAACATCTATACCGCCGCCGCCCGTGGTTGGGTTTTTAACAGGTCGAGCGCCATCCTCTCTATATATTCTAATGTTATCAGTTTGGTATAAGTTGGTAGTCGTCGTGTTGTCGAGGTTCAGATTCACCGATGTAGTGAATTGTATGTTTGCATCATCCTGAGCGACTACAGCCCCAAAGAAGTCTTGAATGCCTTGAGTTGTTGTCTGGATGTAAACTGTCCATGCGTATAATTC